CACAAGCCAGACTTAGTTATCCTAGATTATCATCAGCTGTTTAATGATAATAAGAGAAGTCAGTCTGAAGTTGAAAGAAATAGAAACGTGTCTCGTGAGTTTAAGATGCTTGCTGTTTCAAATAATATTCCAATTATTGATATTACTGCAGCAACTGCAGATGATGTATCAGATCAAGATAACCCACCTATGATGTCGCAGGTAGCTTGGTCAAAGGCTATTGAGTACGATGCTGATATGGCTATGGCAGTTCATAGATACCCAGGTACGAATATGATTGAGGTTGTTTCTCGTAAGAATCGACATGGGCATGAGTTTGGTTTATACTTAGATTGGGATATCAACCGTGGTATCGTCAAAGAGATTTATGAGAACCCTTTCCAGCAGAATGAATCACAAACAGATAAAAAGATTTCAAATAAAGGTTAAATTCAAAGACGATTCAGATATGATCAGAGTAAGAAATCAATATGATAGAGTTCTTACGCAAGACATGAAGTCTAAGGGTTATTCAAGAGTACTTGACATAAACCCTAGCTTTTCGGTAGAATTTGACGGAGAATCCTGGGCGTTCCTAATGACGCTCTATGGTGTATATGTTGGAAAGAAGAAAGCATGGCAATACGAGGGAATTACGCAAGGAAGATTGATTCCACGCATTATGCCCATTCCCAAGTCAAAGCAATTGTAAAAGCTTTAGGCTTAAAGGAAACATCAGAGGCTAACAATAACCTGTTAATGTATTGTCCATTTCATTCAAATAGACATACAGCAAGCTTTAGTATCAGTTGTGACAATGGGGCATGGCTTTGCTATAACCCAGCATGCGGCGAGTCTGGAAGCTTAATCGAATTAGTAAAAAGAATTCTGCACAAGAATGATTTTGAAGCATTAAGATTTATTAGCTCTAAACAAAATGAAGCATTAGAAAATTTTGATGAGCTACTTGAGGGTTTAATGGAAGATAAGCCTGAGTTTGAAACTTTCCCACAAGAAACAATAGATCGACTTCATGCAGATCTTTCAGGTAAAAAAACTGCAAGAGATTATCTTGCCTCAAGGTTTATTAATGCCGAGTCATCAGAACACTTTTGTTTAGGATACTCACCAGCCATGAATATGGTTGTGACTCCAGTACATAGTCCAGATGGAACACCAATAGGAATTGTTGGTAGATCTATCGAAGGTAAGTCATTTAAGAATAGTACAAACCTTGCAAAGAGCAAAACCTTATTTAATATTCATCGTGCTAAAAAGATTGGAAGCAATGTTATCATTGTTGAATCTAACTTTGATGCAATCCGTGTACATCAGGCAGGATTTCCAAATGTAGTGGCTACCCTTGGAGGGTCACTATCTTCTGAGCAGCAAAGACTTTTAAATAAATACTTTAGCACTATTATTGTGATGACAGATGCAGACGAAGCTGGGCGGGAGCTAGGCATGAGCATTGCAAATAGATTAAATACAAAAGATGTCTTGTGGGCTTCTTACGATTATGGTAAGATATACCCTCATGATGCAAAAGATGTAGGCGATATGACAGATGAAGAGATAAAACAATGTATAAAAAACTCTGTTTCTCATATTGAATATGTCGGTTGGCAGTGATATAATAGTAATACAGATGGATCTATACCATCAACTACAAATAAGGAGATACAATGGGTATCGTTAAAGGACTAAAAGACCTAAATAAGGTTATGGATGCTCCGCAACACCAAGGCGGAGATGGAGTAAAGGCTCGTTGGGCCAAGCTTGAAGATGCAGAAAGCGTGAAGGTTCGTTTCCTTCAAGAGCTTGATCCAGATTCACCAACATACAACGAAAAAGCAGGTCTAGGATTTATTGCTGTAGAGCATACAAACCCTAAAGACTACCGTCGCAAGGCACTTTGCACAATGGAAGACCAAGGAAAATGCTACGGCTGTGAACAACACCGCAAGGATTACAAGGCTGGCTGGAAGGGTCGTTCACGACTTTACATCAATGTCTTAATTGATGACGGCAAGGAAGATCCATATGTTGCAATCCTTTCTCAGGGTTCAAGTGGTAAGACAATCACACCAACACTTATTGAGTACGCTGGAGAGATGGGCTCAATTACAAATCTCATGTGGCGCATTAAGCGCTCAGGAACAAAGACTGATACAAGTTACACAATCATTCCACTAGCTAAGGATGAAGCACCATTTGATGGTTCATCTCTAGAGCTATATGATCTGGAAACAACAGCAGTTCGTGACCTGCCATACACAGAGCAAGAGTCATTCTTTGCTGGTGAAGGCGGACAAGCAGAAGAAGCTACTGCATCAAGCAGCAGCGTAGACTGGTAAATTAAAGTAGTTAGGGGCAGTCTATTGACTGCCCCTATTCTATTTGATAGAATGACACAATGATTTCATACGAGATACCAGACCCATTTGATACATTTGTTGCTAACAAGTATAAAGATTATAAAGGAATGCTTTATGATTTCTTTGCCAGAGAATGGCATATGAAGGCCGCATGTTGTGGCGAAGATCTTTATGCACCAAATAAAAAGACTATGACTAAGATAAGACTTTATCATACAAGAAACGAATGCCTGGGCGGATACTAATGAGCTTTACACACCTACATGTTCACTCCTATTATTCATTAATGGATGGACTAAATTCACCTAAAGAATTATGCCAAGCAGCGCTAGATGCTGGGCAAACTGCGATTGCAATCACAGACCATGGTACTCTCTCGTCACACAGAGATATGCAGATTGCCGCAAAGGAAATTGGCATTAAGCCGATTCTTGGTGTTGAGGCGTATATTTCTCCAACAGATAGATTTGATAGATCTTCTAAAACAGATAAGTCTATTCAAGCCTATAACCATATTATTTTGCTAGCAAAAAATAAAAAGGGGTTGGAAAATATCAATGCTCTTCAGGAGCTTGCTTGGAACGAAGGTTTTTATCATAAGCCACGTATTGATAGAGAGGTATTGAATGATTATAAAGAAGGCATTATCGTTCTTAGTGGATGCCTTAACGGTCTTATTAGTAAGGCTATTGAAAAGGGCAATGATGATGAGGCTAAGATGCTCCTCAAGAGCTTTAAGCAAATGTTTAACGATGATTTTTATGTGGAAGTCCAGTCACATAACCCTGTGGAAATCAACTCAGCACTTCTAAGACTAGCAGATGAATTAAAGATTAAAGCGGTGGCGACTGGAGATGCTCACTTTGCTAAAGAAGAAGATAGAATTTTAGAAGAAGCCCTACTGATCCTGTCTACATCCCCAAAGGTAGATAAAGAAGCAGACTTCGACATGTCTAGAAACATGAAGGACATGCTGGATAGATTTAATTATCTTTATCCAGACCGTAGAATATCATTTCAAGACATGAACTTATTTATTCAGTCACGCTCAGAGATTGAGGCAGACTTTAATAAGGCTGGAATCTCACGTACTGATATATATGAAAATACCATGGAGATTGCGGATAAGGTTGGAGACTACGATTTCTACCAGGGACTAGACCTTCTCCCAGTACCAAAGACAGATGCCGATGAAAGACTACGAGAGCTTGCTGAAAAGGGCTTAGAGAGGCTTCAGAAGGCTTCAGATCCTGCCTATATCGATAGACTCAACGAAGAGCTAGGCATTATTGCAAAAAAGAATTTTGCCTCATACTTCCTTGTTGTGGGAGACATGATTAACTGGGCAAAGGAAAACGATATCCGTGTGGGCCCAGGCCGTGGTTCTGCCGCTGGATCTCTTGTATGCTATGCGCTGGGAATTACAGATGTAGACCCAATTGAATATAACTTGCTGTTCTTTAGATTTATTAACGAAGAACGAAATGACTTTCCAGATATTGATACAGACTTTGAAGACCGTCGTCGCAAAGAGGTTAAGGATTATCTAAAGAAAAAGTTTAAGCACGTTGCATCTATTTCTACATATACATACTTTAAGGATAAGGGTGTTGTAAGAGATGCTGCTCGTGTATTTATGGTACCACTTCAAGAAGTAAACCGTGCACTTAAAACTGTAGATACATTTGAAGACTTTATTGATTCACCAAATACAAAAGAGTTTAGACTTAGGTATCCAGAAGTAGTATGGCTTGCAGATAGACTTCGTGGAAGAATTCGTTCAGTTGGAGTTCATGCTGCAGGTGTTGTTGTCGCTAAAGATGATCTTAGAAAATTTGCTCCAGTTGAATCTCGTGAAGATTCTCAAGACAAGGTTTCTGGAAGAATCCCTGTTGTCGCATACGACATGGATACAGTTGCTGACATTGGACTTATTAAGCTTGATGCTTTAGGTCTAAAAACCCTATCGGTTATATCTGACACATTAAAGTCTATTAAAGATAGAACAGGCAAAGATATTGATCTGTCAAAGTTATCCTTAGATGATCCAAAGGTTTATCAGATGCTAAATGACGGATACACTAAGGGTGTATTCCAGGCTGAAGCTACCCCCTATACAAATCTTTTGATTAAGATGGGTGTAGATAAGTTTGAAGACTTAGCTGCATCAAATGCTCTAGTGCGACCAGGGGCCATGAACACTGTGGGAGCATCCTATATCAATAGAAAAAATGGTAACGAGGCAGTAGACTATAGCCATACAATCATGAAGCCTTTTACAGAAAACACTTATGGTGTTATTATATATCAGGAACAGGTTATGCAGGCATGCGTACACCTTGGTGGTATGACTTGGGCAGAGGCTGATAAGGTCCGCAAGATTATTGGAAAGAAAAAAGATGCTAAGGAGTTCGACCAGTTCAAGGATAAGTTTATTACTGGGGCTTCAGAACACATTTCTAAGAAAAAGGCAGAGGCGCTATGGCATGACTTTGAAGCGCATGCTGGTTATTCTTTCAACCGCTCCCATGCTGTTGCTTACTCTATGCTTAGTTATTATACTGCTTGGCTTAAGTCCTATTATCCTCTTGAGTTCATGTTTTCAATTCTTAAAAACGAAAATGATAAGGACGCCAGAACAGAATATTTAATTGAGGCAAAAAGACTAGGGCTTAAGGTTCTACTTCCACATATCAATGAATCTGATCTATACTTTTCTTTACAGAAAGATTCTATCAGATTTGGTTTGGCTGAGATAAAGTTTATTTCGGACAGTATTGCAAACAAAATTATAGAAAGAAGACCATACAGTGATTATGCTGACTTTATTGAGAAAGCATCAAAGAAAGGTTCTGGCATTAATAGCCGTGCTGTTACTGCTCTTAACGCCATCGGCGGTGCTGCGTTCCCTGATAACAAAAGGCAAGGAAATGAAAAAGACAACTACTACGAATACCTAGGTATTCCAAGCTTTAACCTTGAAGGAATTCCTCCAAGAATTAAAGCTCAGGCTAGACCAATTGAAGAGTTTGATGACTTAGGATCATTCGTTATGTTTGGAATGGTAAAGTCCATTAAGCGTGGAAATGGGTGGGCAAGAGTAGAGCTTGTTGATGAGACAGGTACAGTTGGTCTATTCCATACAGAGCAGACACAGATTGAAACAAACCAGATGTACTTTATTCTAGTTGGAGATAATAGAATATCAAGGTATATTAAGGTCAGCGATATTGACCCATCATCCAATGATCTATTTGTGGACTATCTTTATAGTAAAGGGTATGACCTTGAAGATGATGAGTACATTGTGGTAAACTTCACACCATACACAACTAAGGCTGGCAAGCAGATGAGTCATATAGTCTTATCAGATAAGAATAAGGTTCTTACACGTGCAATTGCGTTCCCAGCAATGTATAAAATGACACTTGCTAAGATGCGAGAAGGAATGAAATGTAAAGTTGTTCTAGGAAAGCTAGACGATGGCACATTAAATATTAAGGAGATATTATGACAAGTAGTATTGAAACAATTACAAAGAGGCTAAATGCTTCAAACATGCTAACTGCAGTATTGAAAGCCACTGGACCAGTAAATATTAGCAAGTCAGAGCTAGAAAATATTTTAAAGTATCAAAAACCAGAAGATCTTCAAGACTTCAGTGCAATAGATACCTATATGGAAACCTACATTGACTATATAAAAGAAAATGGTGGATATGTACAGCTTAAATTTGATTCTAAATCTGATGAATTTACATTTACTCTAATGTCTAGAGAAGATGCTGATGACAAAATGTCTGAGCCAGATAGTATAGGATACGTTTGCGTAAGATCAAGGTGGAATGATTATGCACACTCATAAGGAGGAAAAAAATGGAAGCTAATTGGACACCATCAGACTATCATGATGATGGAATTACATTAACTCAGGAAGAAACAGATAGAAGAAACCAGCAGATAACTGAAATGTTTAATAGACTTAATTCTTCAGTTTTGCTAACACTTTTGTTTGAAAATATTGGCGAGTTATCATTTGATAGAAAAGATTTAATTCACTTAAACAATTACGATATGCCGCCAAGCGATACTTCAGTAAACCCGTATGATGTAAATTTTACAGACTATATTAAAGATATTGGTGGGCACGTAAATGTCTACTATAATGCAAAAACAGATAAGGTTACAATGAGAGTTGTAAGCTATGAAGAGGGAATACATACTCAAAAAAATAATGAGACTGTAGGTTTCTTTTCAATAAGAAGACCATGGAATGTCTATGGTGTTAAATTTCTAGAGGAGAAAGAATGACAAATCAAGATCCAGGAGACATCTTTGCATCGCTTAATGTTTCAAAAATACTAGTAGCAATTCTAGAACAGCAAAAAGAAATATCTATTCCAAGCTCATCTTTTATTAATGCTGCTACAATAGATAAAGAATTGCAAGTAGACTATGATGCAGATAAGCAAACATTTTTGTTTAAACTAAAGGAACAAGATGAACACACGGATGCTGAGTAAGCTTATGATTGAAAAAAAAGATGAAGAGTTTTCTCTTGTAACAGACTATGGCCTAGACGCACTTGCAGCAGTTTTGCATGAGACTGCTATATCAAAAGGATTCTGGGAAGGCCCGATTAATCATGATAAGATTGGCAATAAGCTTGCTCTCGTACACTCTGAAGTTACTGAGGTTCTGGAAGCTATCCGCAAAAATAAAGGGTCTGAAGAAATTGTAGAAGAAATGTCTGATGTAATCATTAGATTACTAGATTTATTTGCTGCAATGAATAATGGCGGGTTTATTACTCACAGCCTTGATGAGGTTCTATTTAATAAAATGGAAATAAATAAGTCTCGTCCAAAGCTTCACGGCAATTTATTTTAATGATATAATTGTATCAAAGAGAGAGATAAAAAATGACTATAGCGATTGATGACATCCTAGCAGGATTAGATCCAAAAACAAGAGCAAGAGTAAAAGCAGCACAAGATGTAAAAGTTGAAAAGCAAAAGACACCAAGCATTGGTTTAAACATGGCTTTAAAGGGTGGCTTAGGCTATGGACGCCAAGTTCTTGTATGGGGCAATAAGTCTGCAGGTAAGTCTTCATTCTGCTTGCAGATGATTGCTCTTGCACAGAAAGACGGAAAGACGTGTGCCTGGATTGATGCAGAGGCGTCATATGATCAGGCTTGGGCAGAAGCTTTAGGAGTAGATTCATCTTCCCTTATTTACTCTCCAGCAAAAACAGTAAATGATATGGTAGATGTTGCTACAAAACTTATGGATGCAGGAGTTGACATAATCGTAGTAGATTCAATCTCAGCTTTGCTACCAGCTATTTATTTTGAAAAAGATGGAAATGAAATGAAAGATTTGCAAGATACAAAGCAAATCGGAGCAGAAGCAAAGGATATGACTCATGCAGTCAAGATGTTAAATTATGCAAACAAAAATACACTATTGGTACTCATCTCACAGCAGAGAAATCAGTTTGGATCTATGCATGCCTCCCACATACCGACAGGAGGAATGGCAGTCAAGTTCTTCTCTTCCACCGTCATTAAGCTTTGGTCTTCTGAGGCTGAGGCTAATGCTATCAAAGCTGGCATTAAGGTCGGTGACAAGATTATTGAGCAAAGGGTTGGCAGACCAGTCAATTGGATTATTGATTACAACAAACTCGGCCCCCCTAATTTATCAGGACAGTACGACTTCTATTACCAAGGAGAAGCCCTAGGCGTTGATCTTGTTGGAGAAACTCTTGATGTTGCAGAAATGGTTGGGGCAATTGAAAAGGGCGGAGCTTGGTATACAGTCAATGGAGAAAGACTTCAAGGTCGTGCTAAAGCAGTTCAGTATTTGCGTGATAACCCAGAGGTTGTTGATCAGTTAATTGAGGATATCAATGCCAAATCTTAATGAGTTTTTAAATAAATCTACAATAGAAACAGTACCTCTTGATGAAAGAGTTGAGGTTATAGAGCAGATGCGGCCTTGCTCAAAATGTGATCTTTACGTAGATAGATATTATTTTAATAACCAAACCATGGAAATGTTTTGGACGTGCAAGGATAATCATGAGACAAAGTACAAGGTTGGATGATGTCCGAAAGAGCTGAAGTAAAACGAGACGGGGCTAAGGCTCAGAAGAATAGTGGTCGTGGGGATTACCAAAAGGGTGATGCTCAGTGGAAACAATTTCTTGTAGATTATAAAGAAGCAGGAAAATCCTTTACACTTAATAAGGATAACTGGGCAAAGATATGTACAGATACATTCAAGGTAAATCGAGATATGTATCCAGCTTTAAAAATTATTATAGGTTCCGAATCTAAAGTAAGGCTTGGAATTATAGAGTGGGCAATATTAGAAGATCTAATAAATTTCTGGGAGGAAAATCATGAATAAGTATCAGGTAATGCCGCAAGTTGTTATATATAGAGATATGTTTGATAAGGATGAGCTAAAGAGGTTCTATGATCTGATGGACCTTTATGAGAATGACACCAGCCAGTTTGAGATAACTCATGAGGAGCTTTCTACAAGAGGAGATAACCATGGAGTTCTTCCTCAAGAAAAAGAAGATGTATCTCCTTTAAACGAATGGGTTCCATGGCACACATTTGGAAAGAAAACATTCTTTAACTTTAAGCAAAAGCCTGCAAATATTGAAGATAAAGATATAGAGTTTCTGTATGACTTTAGACAAAAACTTTATGATACATTTGCTGTGGTATTTAAGGACTATATTGATGAGTGGTCTGATTCAGGATATTGGCCAGACTACATCGATAATTGGAAACTTAATGAGCAGGGTGCAACAAGAATGCATTACTCCGTTATTGAAATCCTAAAACATGATATTCACCCAGAAAAGAAGCTTGCAATTACATTCCATACTGATGCACATAAGCATAGAGTTGGACAGCCACGAGCTCAACAAATTATCACAATTACAATCTACGTAAACGATGATTATGAGGGTGGAGACGTCGAGTTCTTGAATGAAATTGATGAGATCCCGAAGGTAATTACATACAAGCCTGGAGTAGGAGACGTAACGGTTTTCCCATCAGGCATACCTTACTGGCACTCAGCAAAAGCAGTAACAGGCGGAAACAAGAAGGTCTTCGTTAGAGTTTTTGCTCAGTGGGATTATCCAGGCTCAAAAGAGTGGGCAGATGGAATTGCTGAGCACGGTGAAGAAGAATGGCTTAAGATTGTAGATGCAGATGTTCAAAAGAAGGTGGACACTGGTATGTATGATCGTGAAGTTAGAATTGAAGGAACGGAATGGCAGGATGTAAACCCTGCTATAAAAGTAGAAGTCTCGAAGGAGAATCACATCTACGTAGATGGTAGATTGAGATGATTTACTTTCTTCTAGGACTTATGGTAGGATTCAGTGTTGGATACCCTATGGGACTATTCATTGATAAATTAGACAAAAGGATGAAAAATGGCGGAAGATAAGAACACTCTTGAGTTAATCAGTGATATCACTGAGTTTAATGATTTGCATGAGTTTATGCAAGATGAACATCTAGATAGGGCTTTATCTATTGTAGTAAAGCTATTGATGAATCCAGATGTTCCTTCTGCTAAAGCCCCTATGCTAATCATGGAGCTTCAGGCTATGTCAACAAAGTTTGCAGTTATGTCTTCAGTCTATTCAACAATTGCCAAGGACAAGGCTGGGACTGTCAATAATAATAAGAAGAATGTTTACTATTCAGTAAAGGAGTCCATAGACAAACTTGTAGATGCACTTAAGTATGTCGTTAGGTACAACTCATAAATGGCTAGAGACATTGTAAAGAACCTTAAGTTTAAAAAACACACTGGTAAATTTTTTGATCCAGAAAGATTCGCTGATCTTCTTGATGAGGCGTATCGTAATACTAAAAGAGCAGACGGCAACATGACAAAGAAATCATTTAGCCCAAGCTCCCTCGGCTATGGTCATGGAAACTGCCCTAGGTACTGGTACATGGCATTTAGCGGTGCAGTATTTATTGATGATAATGATGCTGTTGCTGTTGCTAATATGGCACAAGGAACTCAAGCCCACGAAAGACTTCAGAAGCTTATTTCTACTATGCCTGAGTGGAGAGCAGAAGAAGAAGAGATTATTAATGAGTACCCACCAATTCGTGGGTTTATTGATTTAATTATGGAGTACGATGGCGAGACCGTAATTGGTGAAATCAAGACGGCTAAACAAGAGGTTTGGGATACAAGACAATCTGAAATGAAGTCTTCTGCAAACCATATGTTACAGCTTCTTACGTATATGAAGCTAAAGAATGCTAAAGAGGGTTTCTTTTTGTATGAGAATAAGAATACACAAGAAATACTTGTTATACCAATCTCAATGAATGAAAAGAATACTAAAATAATTGAAGACACATTCTTATGGATGCAGGAAGTGTATGACAACTTTAAGGATGGAGACATCCCCATGAGACCAGCTGGCTCAACTAAGTCCAAGATGCCATGCACTTATTGTCCAATTAAGAAGGAGTGCTACAGTAAAGACACGCCAGTAGGCACAGTTCAGATTGAGCTATTTGAGGTGCCAAAAATATGATATGTGCAAATTTAGAATGTGGGAATGAGTTTGAGGCAAAGACTCATAACCAGAAGTATTGTTCTGATGAATGTTGCAGGGTGGCTACTAATAAGCGGATCATGGATAAGTACTACGAGAAGAAGGCTATTAAGAATGGTGCTTTGAGAAATTGCAAGAAATGTAAGTCTGAGTTGAGTAGATATAACTCAGAAGACATATGTGCGTCCTGCTCAAAAATTAATTACTCAAAGACTAGAAAAATGGTTTCGGACATAATAAATGAAATTAGCTAGCCTAGTAAAAACAAAAGCGTATAGGGTTTTAGGTATAGATGCCTCTACAAACTCTATTGCTTTCTGCCTAATGGAAAACGATGTGCCTTTGAAGTGGGGTAAAATTAATCTTGAGGGACAGGATATCTATGAAAAGATATACGACGCTAAAAGAAAAATGGCATTAATGCTTGATGAATTAAAAGCTGATTACATAGTTGTTGAAGGTGCAATACTTGTCAGATCGCCTGATGCTGTGATAAAATTGTCATATGTTTATGGAGTCGTTATTGCAGAGCTTATGTCAACAGGCGCAAGCGTAATAACTATATCTCCTTCAGCATGGCAGGCGTACATTGGAAATAAGAATCCAACTAAAGAAGAAAAGGCGGCAGTAAGATTAGCTCACCCAGGATATGCCGATTCCTGGTATAAGAATAAGATAAGAAACATGAGAAAGCAGAGGACAGTAGATTACTTTAATTTAAAGTATGGATTGTCTATAGATGATTTTGATGTGGCTGATTCATTTGGAATAGCCCATTATTCAAATCAGGTACTTACAAAGAGATGAAGTTCTATCAAAGCAAAGAGTGGCTGTACAGAAGGTATATTGTACAGAAAAAAACAGTAACTGAAATAGGTAAAGAGTGCGGTGTCTCTGCTATGACTATACAGAGATATTTACAAGAGTTTGGATTGCTAAGAAAAAAATGACAGATTATCCTAATAAGAGTGGCGGATACCAGGCTTGGGTAACAGACCTACAATTAATTGCAACGGATGCCCCGTCTGGCCAAAAGATCATTAGGGAGTGCTTAGAGGTTGCAGAGATGCTAATTAAAAAGAATGTTTCCTATGGAGACTCAGCTTTAAACCCAATGCGCTTATTTGCAAAGTCAGATTCAGTAGAGCAACTTAAGGTTAGAATTGATGATAAGCTAAACCGAATTAGAAACTCACAAGGGTTTGCTGGTGACAACGATATTGATGATCTAATTGGATATTTAATCTTATTGCGTATTGCTATGTCTCAGGTTGCTATTTCAGTCGACTAGAAGTATAATAGTTCTATGAGCGAAATAGAGCCAGCAGTACATTTTGACCGCATGAATAGGGTTGTTGAAGAACTTTTAAAGGGTAATTCAGCAACTCAAATTGCCACCCTTACAGGATTCTCAAGGAAAGAAGTCCTAGAGTTTCTTGAAGAGTGGAAATCTGTAGTCCATAATGACAACAACATCCGTGATCGTGCTAGAGAAGCTATATCTGGAGCTGACCAGCACTACGCTATGCTGATCAAAGAAGCTTGGAAAACAGTAGAAGATGCAGATACTCAGGGCCAGCTAAATGTAAAGGCGGGGGCTTTAAAGCTTATAGCAGATATAGAGACTAAAAGAATTGCAATGCTTCAATCTGTAGGTGTCTTAGAGAACACACAAATAGCATCACAGATTGCGGAAACAGAAAGAAAGCAAGAAGTCCTGGTTGGTATACTGAAGGAAGTAACTGCATCATGCCCAAAGTGCAAGATGGATGTTGCAAAAAGACTCTCACAAATCACTGGCATAGTAGAATCAATAGTCATTGAAGAAGCAGATGTTGTTTAATAATCCAGACCTAATTGAAATTGGAAAAGACATCTACGTCTATAAAAACTTCTTAACAGAAGAAGAGTGTGATGACTATACTAAATTTGCTAGCAGTTTAACTGAAGATAAGTGGAAGACTTCTAATGAGCAAGTTTATATTGCTGAAAAAACTTATTACTTAAGACCAGTTCCAGGCAAGATTAGAAAGATTGTTCCAGAGGATCTAAAAGTTGCAATGGGGTGTCAAGTAATTCGTCTTTCAGAAGGTGCAAAATATGAGCCACATCACGATGCAAATGTGTATGAAGATGTGATAGATAGATTTAATAGATACAAAGATGGCGAAGAGTTTGATTTAGATCTATATCCTATGTATGGAATTGTTGTTTATTTAAACGATTTTGGTGGTGGAGAGATATACTATCCAGAACAAGGTGTTGAGTATAAGCCATCAAAGGGTGACCTTGTGATACACAGTGCAGAAAAACATTGCACACATGGCACAAGACCAGTCACATCTGGCGTAAGATATACATACACTTCAAGTGTAGCAAAAGAGGTTAAGGTGGCTAAAAATGTCATTTGATTTTTCTGACCTAATCGATATTCTAGATGGTGAAGAGTTTGAAGAAAAGCCAGTAGATCTACCAACATTCGTTACAAGCCCAGACTATTTAGGCCTACCACCTCTGTCAGTTCATCAGTATGAGCTTATAGAAAAATCTTCTCAGATATATAAAGAGTCAACACTTATAAAGCTTTATGGAGAAGAAGAGGGAAAGAGAAGATTTAAGCAAACATGTAACGAAGTAATTGCTCAGCTAGGTAAGGGTTCTGGAAAAGATTACTCTTCTACAATTTCTGTTGCCTATATGGTTTATCTTTTGCTTTGTTTAAAAGACCCAGCATCATACTATGGCAAACCTCCTGGGGACTCAATTGATATCCTTAACATTGCTATTAACGCACAGCAAGCAAGCAATGTTTTCTTTAAGGGATTCAAAACAAGAGTCGACAGGTCGCCCTGGTTTATAGGAAAGTATGAAGCAAAAGCTTCAGAAATGAAGTTTGATAAAGCAATCACAGTCCACTCTGGCCACTCACAAAGAGAGGCTTGGGAAGGCTATAACGTTATTGCAGTTATTCTTGATGAGATCTCAGGATTTGCACAAGAAAATACTACAGGTCATGACCAAGCAAAAACAGCTGACGCTATATATGACATGTACCGTGCATCAGTTATGTCACGTTTCCCTGACTTTGGAAAAGTTATTTTGCTTTCATTCCCTAGATTTAAGAACGATCCAATTCAAAAATTTTATGAGTCAGTAATTGGAGAAAAAGAAACTATTGTAAGATCAAAGCTTTTAAAGATGGATGAAGACCTTCCAGACGGTATAGAGGCTAACGAGATAACAGTTGAATGGGAAGAAGATCACATCATATCTTACCTTTACCCAAAGACATATGCCCTAAAAAGACCTACATGGGAAGTAAATCCTACTAAAAAGATAGAAGATTTTAGAGTTGAATTTTATAAGGACATGCTTGATGCTCTAGGAAGATTTGCATGTATGCCACCAGAGATGGTTGACGCATTCTTTAAATCAAGAGAAAAGGTTGAAAAGGCATTCAATGTAGCGCACCTTGCTGTAGATAATTTTGGAAGACTAGAAGAATGGTTTAAGCCAGAGGCTGAAAGAAAATATTTTATTCACGTAGACTTAGCTCAAAAGCATGACCATTGTGCAGTAGCTCTAGCGCATGTTGATAGATGGGTAAATGTTAGAGTAACCAATGAATACTCTCAGCCTGCACCTATAGTTGTAGTAGACGCAGTCAGATACTGGACTCCTACACCAGACAAATCTGTTGACTTTACAGAAGTTAAAGATTATATCTTATCGTTAAAAACTCGTGGGTTTGATATTGGTGTTTGTACATTTGACCGATGGAACTCTCATGACATGATGCAGCAGCTAAAACAGTATGGAATTAATACAGAGATATTGTCTGTAGCAAAAAAGCACTACGATGATATGGCCATGGTTGTTTTAGAAGAAAGATTAAATGGGCCACACATTCCATTGCTTATTGATGAATTGCTTCAGCTTAAAATTATGAGAGACAAAGTTGACCACCCTAGAAAAGGATCGAAAGACTTAGCTGATGCTGTATGCGGATCTATATTTAACGCAATTAGTAGAACCAGACCAGATATGAATAATGAGATTAATGTTCATACATATGAATCAATGAGCTATGATGATGATTTCAAAACAGATGCAGATGGGGAAACATCAAGATATAATATGATTAGGGCACCCAGAATGCCAGAACATTTAAAAGACGCAATGGACAGGATGCAAATAATATGAGCGAATATCAAGAGATGGCAAAGCAATGCAAATGTTGCAGCAAGCATGTGCCTTTACCAACAACAATGAAGTCATACAATGGAATAGTTGTATGCCCAACAACACTTCAAAATATAATTGAATACAAAAGAATATGGGACTCATTTGGATCAAGACCAATGGGTGCAATAAGAAAACATTTTTCTGAGTATGTTCAGCAAATAGTAGAAGAGTCAATATTAAAAAATGAAATATCCGCATAAGGATCTGACAGATGCAGTTGTTGATGGTAAATCTACAGATAATATAGATTACAGCCATGTTTTAATACCTAGCATTTATTATAATTTAAACCCAAAGCTTAGAAAAATGCCATGGACTATATTGAAAGATGATAAGTATATATCTATGAATAGAAATGGATTTAGATCTCCAGAACCTATTGAAAATCCAGACTTTTTGTTTTCAGGATGCTCAGTTACTTACGGATGGGGGCTAGACCTGGAGGATCTGTGGCACGAAAAGCTGGCATCTAAACTTGGAGGATCGTATTCTTCTGTAGCAATGCATGGGGATAGCGTGACAGGACAAGTTTTAAAAATATTTGCATACATTAAAGAGTATGGAAAGCCTAAAACAATAGTGGCTCTTTTTCCAGACTTTAATCGATTCCTATCTTATAACAATAACAAAATGCTTGGAACGGCTGTCTACTATAGATCTTACAATAAAGAAACTTTTGAGTGGGCCAAGGATGGTGGGCAAGACGAGAGAACAAATGAGTACTTAAACTTTATGTCTAAGAACACAGCCACAATTGACCCTAACCAATCATCAAAGGATTATTTTAAGCGACCATTGATAGCAGATGAAGTTATAACACAGGAGATGTCTCACATGTATTCTTCTCAATTTATAAACATGCTATCACAATATTGTGAAGCCACAGGTATAAAATTTATATGGAGCACTTGGGATTCAGGAACAGAACGTATTATTCATAAGGTAAAAAATGATCAATTTTTTAAAGAGTATATAAGCATGGATGCAAATAACTGGCTGTACGATCCAAATTCTGGAGTTGATAATATTTTTGATGTTTCGGTGCATGAGGGAGACTATGGAAAGACCCCATTAGAGTGTCATATAGAGTATTCTAATTCAGACACTTTCCATCTAGCTAACGATAGATCTCTTGGAATGCACCACGCACATTTTGGATCGCATAGACATATTCATTACTATGAAACATTTTTAAAGCATATGGGTGGGGGATTAAATTGATAGCATTAAGATATTATATATATAAGTTCTTAAAAAAGTTTAAGAAAAAGAAAAAGAATAGATTTATCTACTAATGAAAATATTAGGCATAAATGAAACTTCCCATGATGCATCTTTGTCTTTAATAGAAGACGGCAAGGTTATTTTTGCTGGGCATGCTGAAAGATATAGCAAGATAAAAAATGATTGGTATATAAACGATAGTTTAGTTAGTGATGTTTTATCATATGGTAGACCTGATGCTATAGCCTACTACGAGAAACCGCTTCTAAAGGCCTCCAGACTGCTTTTAAAGGGTGGTTACGGTGACTGGAAGCCAAGGTTTGATATAAAGAATACGCCACGCAAATCATTCAAGCATCACTACTCTCATGCCTGTGCAGGATACTATACAAGTAAATTCTATGATGCTGTAATTGTAGTGCTTGATGCCATTGGAGAATACAATACTTCTACTATATGGGTGGGAGAAGGAGAATCAATAAAGCAGGTCCATAAGGATAACTATCCACTTAGTTTTGGTCTATTTTATTCTGCATTTACTGATCTTATAGGCTTGCGACCAAATCAAGAAGAGTATATTCTGATGGGCATGGCTGGATACGGTGACTACAGGAAATATTATCAAAAAGTTCTAGCATATTTCCCAAGTATAAATTACCAGAAGTATAACTTTCACGAAGGAATATCAGATTGGGGCACTCCAATATCAGAAGAAGACAAGTTTGATATTGCCGCAGCAGTTCAGTTTGTTTATGAGCGTAGGCTTTTTGAGTATATGACATGGGCAAAGAAACTTACAGGTAAAAATAATTTAGTTTTCATGGGAGGATGTGCTCTAAACTCATCAGCCAATACAATGCTATGGAGCATATTTGATGATGTCTGGATCATGCCAAATCCAGGAGACGCTGGAAGCTCGCTTGGAGCAGCCGCAGCCTTGTATGGAAAGCACGTTGAATGGGAAGGCCCATACCTTGGCCACGACCTTGGCGGGGAATACCCTATAGATAAAATTGTAGAATTAGTATTAAAAGACGGAATTGCTGCAGTGGCAAACGGAAGAGCAGAGTACGGTCCAAGGGCTTTAGGCAATAGAAGTATTCTTGCTGACCCCAGAGATCCATCAATTAAAGATAAGGTTAATACAATTAAGCAAAGAGAAATGTTTAGACCATTTGCCCCAGTGGTAATGGAAGAGCATGCTTCAAGATGGTTTGATATGGATTTTGCAAGTCCGTACATGCAGTACACTGTAAGATGTTTACAGCCAGACAAGGTTCCTTCAGTCGTTCACGTAGATGGTACATCTAGAGTTCAAACAGTTAACAGGGAACAGCACAGGGGTCTTTGGAGAGTTCTAAACAAATTTTATCTACAGACTGGAGTACCTATGCTTTTAAATACCAGCTTGAATGTAAAAGGGCAGCCACTGCTTAATGATGAGTCTGATGTGGTAGCATGGGAAAGAATGTACAACACTAGGATAGTTAGGTAGAATATGAAAAAGATATTAGTAATTGGGGACTCTCATACATCTAAGATTGGGAATTGCGTACCAGACGTTTTCTTTTTTAAAAATAGAAAGCTGCAGTACCAGTATGCGGAGCAAAACTATGTAACTCATTTAGTAGAAGAAGGAAGAGATATATGGCTAAAAGACTATCTAAAGATACATCAGGATAAAGACTTAAAGCTATGGATGTCCTCCCACCCTGGGAGGTCAGCGTTAAATTTTGATTTTGAAAACTTTGCAAGCGGCACTCAGAAATTTTTGCTTGATCCCTGGAATGAAGAAGGCAACATAATTGTGCCTTGGCTAGGCTATATAGACATTAGAAACTGGCTACCGCAAAAGCATTTGCCTGGGTATTTAGGTGCTGCAGAAGTTGTCAAGACTTATATAGATAATGTTTTAAATAAGTTTGACAAGTGTGAGGTTATTTTTATGGAGCCTCTTCCACAATTTATTTGTTTTATAACTAACGGCTGGGTAGAAAATAGAAGCGATCCAGATATTGATTTTGAATTAAGGCATGAGCAGCACTTATTGTTTGTGGAAGAATTAAGAAAGCAATGCTTAGAGCGGGGACTTAGAGAGCCAATCAATACTAGAGAGATACTAGGTGACGATATGATAGAGCCATATAAACAGCCTAAGAAGCCAATAAACATTTTGCTTAATGATCACATGAAGCAAGAGTATTACGAGCCAATCGTTAATTATCTTGCTAATGATTTATCTATTGACGTTTCCGATTGATATAGATATAATACTAACTAGGCGACAGTAGCTTAGTTGGTTAAAGCCCCGAACTCATAATTCGGTAATCCTCGGTTCAAGTCCGAGCTGTCGCACAATGGAGCAGATATGAAAAGACTAGTGTGGAACAAGTCAGAGTACCCTCTTGATTTTTTTGGAGTTGTTACTGGTGACAACGGAGAAAGCTTTCTTTATGACAATTTAATTAATGATCAGCATAGAAAGCAAAACATGGTCGAAGAGCTTTCTTTGGGAGTTAGACAAAAGAAATTTACTTACAAAAGTAAATTTAATGTTGACTATACTGTTAATTCATTTGGGTATCGTGGCCCAGAGCTTGATAAAGCTGACCTACTAGTTTCTGGATGTTCACAGACATTCGGTATAGGAGTCCCAGAGCGCCTCTCTTGGCCAAGCATGCTAGCAAGCAAAAACAATATGTCATACTCCAATCTAGCATATCCTGGTAACAGCACTATAGCTATGGTGGAAGATGCATTTAAGTATTTTGATTTGTTTGGTCATCCAAAACACATTAGGTTTTTAGTACCAGACTTCTTGAGATTTAAGTTTATAAAAGCTTCTAATGAAAATGTTTTTATTCAAAACTCAAGAGGCAATGTAGGAGATTTTATCAATACGGTATCCGATCCAGACAGATCAATGCTTAAGTTTGAAAAGATGCCAGTAGCTGTAGAAAAAATTATGCCTACAGCAATGTCTTTCAGGTCTAACCTAATTGCAATCAAGCACATGGAAGCATACTGTAATGCGGCAGGTATAGATTTTAAATGGGCTACGTGGCATAATGAATTAAACTCTCATTTTAAAAGGTACGATTATGGCTTTGACAGCTATGTATGTAGCATAGCGGATAATAATATTGATTATTTAAATTGTCATCAAAAAATTAAAGATTTAGACCAAAGATTTTTTAATGTAGGAGATGATCCTCAAGAGCACATGGGATCTCATGCACACGCACATTATGCAGATTTATTAAAAATATACTAGACAAAACTACAATTTAATACTATAATTATGCAATACCTCTGTAGCTCAGCGGAAGAGCAACAGACTTCTAATCTGTTGGTCGCTGGTTCGATTCCAGCCAGGGGTGCTCTGGGTGCAAATCTGAATAATTTGTGCTAAGATGGTGATTACTGATAAATGTTTTTACCCGCATCATACGAAGTGATTCAGCACGATGGAGATTGCTCTGCGGAAGTAAATAGGTAGTTACAGTCAGCGGGCTTTCCCACGGCTGACATTTAGGTCCCTAGTGAAAAGGCATCACGTCCGTCTCCAAAGCGGAAGTACAAGGTTCGAATCCTTGGGGGTCTGCAGGGAACCTCTTGTATGGCAGTAGGAACTTTCGTTAGCTACGAAAAGTTGGCTTTCTGTTTACGCAAGATGCAGGGGCAACTAGGAGCCTACTGTACTAGTGTCGTCGGGGCACTCGGAGTAATGACCTTACAGTGTAGAATCTATAAACTGACCCGACATCAATGCGGAGTAGAGCAGTTTGGTTAGCTCGGAAGCCTCATAAGCTTTAGGTCGTGGGTTCAAATCCCTCCTCCGCAACTAAGGAAGATTGGCTGAGTGGTCTAAAGCAATCGGTTGCTAACTGATCGTACGAAAGTACCATAGGTTCGAATCCTATATCTTCCGCTGATTCTCTTTCGTCTAATGGCAGGACTCCAGTTTTTGGCACTGGAAATCTTGGTTCGAGTCCAAGGGGAGAAGCAAGCTTCATTAGTCCAATTGGTAGAGGCGCATGATTTAGGATCATGATGTTGTAAGTTCAAGTCTTACATGAAGCACGGGATTTTCCCACTTATATATAAGGAGAAAAATGAAAACAGTAGGAGACAAGCTCGGTAACTTTGCAGTTACTGGAGTTAAACCTGGGGCATTATCTTATGACGATTCCTCTTTTGAACTAATTAATCAAGATTCTTTTCCAGGCAAATGGAAGATTATTGCGTTTTATCCAAAGGACTTTACATTCGTATGTCCAACAGAAATTGTTGCTTATGATGCATTAGTAAATGATTTCAATGATCGTGATGCAGTGCTAATGGTTGGCTCAGTAGACAATGAGTTTTGCAAGATTGCATGGCGTAATGCACATGAAGATTTGAAGAAGACCAACTCATGGTCATTTGCTGATACAGGGCACCAGCTTGCTAGCGACCTCGGCGTCCACCACCCTTCTGGTGTAACATATCGTGCAACATTTATTGTTGATCCAGATAACATTATTCAGCATGTAACGGTAAACAATCTAGATGTAGGAAGAAATCCAGACGAAACATTGCGTGTACTTGATGCACTACAAACAGGTGAGCTGTGTGCATGTAATAGATCTTTGGGCGGAGAAACTCTTTAATGACATGGGTAGACCAGCTTAAAGATTCTCTTCCAGAGTATGCTAAGGATATCAAGCTAAATCTTGATGCAGTTATTAATAGATCAACTATTGATCCTGAGCATGCTACATACCTTTCTATTGCTGCTGCATTTGCAACTGGTAATGCTAAACTTTTAACTTTTATTGTTGCAAGCGCAACAGATGAAGTAGAAAAGAATGCAGCCTTGACAGCAGGCTCAATCATGGCGCAGAACAATGTTTGGTATCCATTTATTGAGATGGCTGATGACCCTAACCTAAAGGGATTACCAGCACAGCTTAGAATGAATGCAATTGCATCCCATGGCGGTACAACAAAGGCAAAGTTTGAGGCCTATTCATTGGCGTCATCCGTTATAGGTAAATGTCATTTTTGCGTTAAAGCGCATTATGAAACCCTAAAAGAAGAAGGATATTCAGTAGAGCAGTTGCGTGATATCGGAAGAATTGCAGCAACAATTAATGCTTTATCCAAGATCCTTTCAGCATAAGAATTAATACAAAGGTTGCGTGGCAGGCAAGTTAGGCTGACTCCCGACGGGGACAACTGGAGGACAACGGGCGATAGTAAATCCTCACCGTATTGGATTAATGGGTTAGTCTGCTCGTAGACCCATTAATCACTTGTTCCTATAGCTCAGTTGGTAGAGCAGCAGACTTTTAATCTGCGGGTCGATGGTTCGAGACCATCTGGGGACACAAAATAAAAAATGGTATACTATATTAATAGAGGCATTAGCTTTACTATAGGTACCGAATAGAGAATATTATGAAAGAAATTGTTATTATAACTGGAGCCTCATTTGGGGTTGGAAAAACAACAGCTAAACTGCTTGCAGAAAATGGCTTTCATGTTGTTGCTATTGCAAGAAATATTGATGAGCTTAACACAATAGCAAGTGAAGATATCGAAGTCTTTCAGGTTGATGTTACAAAAAAAGATCAAGTAGAAAACTTTGGAAGATTGATGCATGGCAAGAATATTGTTGCTTTAATAAATAATGCAGGAGGCGGTTTTAATCTACCAAACAGTATTCTTGATGACGATATTGAAAATTGGAATAAGTCCTTTGATTTAAATGTTACTGCAGCAGCAAACATGACCAAAGTAATTGCACCAATAATGATAGAAAATGGTGGCGGTAATGTCGTGCTGATAACATCCATGGCTGGACATGACGTCTATAGAGGTGGAAGTAGCTACACTGTTGCAAAGCATGCAGAGGTAGCATTATCAAAAATATTAAGATTAGAGCTATTTCAAAAAAATATTAGAGTAACAGAAATATCACCAGGTAATATAAATAGTCGTGGGGATCGTGATGTTAACAATTGCTTAACTCCAGAAGATGTCGCCGAGGCGATTCGCTGGTCAATCACAGTTCCAAAGCATGTAAACATAGAAAGTTTATCTATAATGCATGTCAATAATTTAAATAGATAAAAGGAGAAATAAAATGGCAGCAGTACAAGGATCAGCAGCAAGATTAGTAGAAGTAGCATTAGGTGAAATTGGATACATCGAAGGCCCAAAGGATAACGAAACAAAGTATGGTAAGTTTACAAAGTCAAACTTCCAGCCTTGGTGTGGCTCATTTGTTATGTGGTGCGCTAACGAAGCGGGTGTAAAAGTTCCAAATACTGTTTACACTCCAGCAGGAGCACAAGCATTTATTAAAGCAGGAACATGGCAGCCAGTAGAATTAGCTGCACCTGCAGTAGGAGATATTGTTTATTTTGATTTTCCAAATGATGGCGTCGATAGAATTTCTCATGTAGGAATTGTTGTTGCAGTTAATGCAGATGGCACAGTAGACGTTGCAGAAGGAAACACTTCCGCAGATAAAAAGGGAGATCAAAGAAACGGTGGAGAGGCTTGCCTCAAGAACCGTGCTTACAAGAAGAAGAACGGTTCAAAGCTTCGCAAGAGCCAGCCTGTCTTTATTGTAGGATTTGGCCGCCCAGCGTTTGGTCAGGCCGTGAAGCCAAAGGTTGAAAAGCCAGTTGCAAAGAAGGCAGCACCAGCCAAGAAAGACGCAGTAAAGAAGACAAAGTAATGTTTGAATACTATGTAAAGAAGGTAAGCAAAGTTGTAGATGGTGATACTATCGATGTAGATATTGATCTAGGATTTGACATATCATTTAGCTCAAGAGTGAGACTTGCTGGCATAGATACTCCAGAGTCTAGAACATCAGACAAAATGGAAAAGGCTTTAGGGTTAGAGTCAAAAGCTTACCTTAAGCATGCTATAGATAATGCTAAATCGGTTGTAATTAAAACTGAAAAGATGGATAGCTCAGAGAAGTATGGAAGAATACTTGGCTGGGTTTTTCTAGATGGATCAGATAAGTCTATTAATCAAGAGATGATAGATAATGGTTATGCATGGGGATACCTAGGGGAAACAAAGATAAAAGATTTTGATGCATTAGCAAAAGCTAGGGCAAAGTCTAAATGAAGTTAACTGAGGCAAAAAAGATAATAGAAGATGCTACAGCAAATAAAAATCCAGCATTCTTTAAAAATCTTTTTCCCTCAGCCCCAAGCTGGGATCAATTTTTAAACCATCTTGACTATCAGTTAAATAAGGGCCCTGCGATAAAGCTTATGAACGCTGATCCTAAATACACTGTGTTTAATGGCGTATTAAGAAAGCATGATTTTTATTATCAAACTCGTGATGTAATTAATGAGCCAAACAAGTCTAGAAATTTCTTTCCTGAAGTTGTAGATTTTAAAAACTTTTTTGATATTGTATATGAAGAAAATGCTTGGGGAGGTACGTCATTCATAAACTTCTCTTCTGGTGAGCCAAATGTACCAACACACTCAGATGATTGGGTTAACGTGCACTGGCAATGTCAAGGCACTACAGTTTGGGAGACAAGACTAGACTCTGCTAATGAGACACCATCTCAAGTTTATAATATGGAGCCTGGAGATGTAATAGTAATCCCAGCAGGAGTACAGCATGCTGTTAATTACAGCGGACCAAGGGCGGGAATAGTGTTATCGTATCAGTTTAAAGATAGCGAGAACAGTATGTATAGACCTAAAGAGCTACATGAAAAGGGAATGCATACAAAGAGACCATTTATAATGCCAGAAGGCTACGATTGGGAATGATTAAGTCTAGCAAATCCAGCTAAGCTAAATCTTTCACCGTTACTTACTGCCTTTACCCCATGTCTATATATCATTCCAGCGGGGTGTACAACTAGCGATCTTGCAACAGGCTTTATCTCTAAATTAGCCTTTGGATAATAAATTTCTCCGCCATCAAAATCATCGTTTAAATAAATAACTGCTCCAAGCTTTATATCTGGGGATAGGCCAGAGTCATGGTGCTCTTTCATAAAGTCACCTTCTCTAAATTTATAAATATTGTATAGGGGATCAAGTGTATAGTCAGTTTGATAATGATCATTTATTAGGTGTATAGATCTTCTGTTAATAGATTCAACAAGTTCTTGAGCCTTCTCAAATAGATGTGGGTTAAGCTCAAGCCAAAGCATTTGCTTTGTCCAGTCTCCATATGCGGCATTTACAGAGTTAGCATCTTTACCTAAGCTTTTTCTATAGGCATCCCATTCTTCATCAGAAGCACCCTTTGCCATATTGATTAAGAAATCGGCTTCATCTTGATCTATTATGTCTTTGATCATAATTACATACTTATCTACATTGACTTTTTCCATACTTCTATTGTACAATATACTAGTGCCTTTAGCTAGGGCTACTTAATAGAAAGATTATAATGCCAGTATACGAATATAAGTGTGAATGTAACGATAAGGTTGTACCAGTTACGATGTCAATAAAAGATTACCAGCCAAACCAGACATGCGGTGATTGCGGTAAAGATATGCAAAGACACTACACTCCGACTGGAATTCAGTTTAAAGGTAACGGCTTTTACAAAACAGACAATCCTAAGTAGTTTAAACTAACATTCTGCTATAATTACTAAGTAAGCAAAAATATTGCATTACTTAGGAGATCCTTAGTTGACTAGAAAGATTAAGTATTCTTTAACCAGCCTTTTTATAATCGGCTGGCTTTTCCTTTTTGGACCCAGCGTAGCAAGCGCTGATGAAGTTACAGTTCAAGTAACACCAGCCAATCCATCTTCAGATACCGCCACTGCAACCACTCCTATTACAGTTGAGATAGTCGCAGATAAAGTAGAAGCGGCCGCAGATACATTACAATCAGAAGCCCAAACACAGGGCAATGCGATCATATCTACAATTCAGGCGAATGTGCCAAACACTGATAGTGAGACTGCTACTCAAATTGCTACAACTCAAGAGCCGATTGCAAATGCGGTTGCAGAGGCTACACTCAAGGTTCAAGAGGCTAATAATGCAATTCAATCTGCTGAGACAGCAGTAGCAGTTGCAGTAACTGCCCAAGCAGCGGTTGAATCACAAACCACTGTGTTTGCTACAGCAATTACAACAGTAGAGTCAGCCACAGCAGTAGTTGATACTGAAACAGAAAATGTAGTATTGGCAACAGCAGCTGTAGAATCTCAAACAGCTGTAGTACAGTCAGATACGCTGGCTGTAGCAGAAGCACAATCTGCTGTACAAGAAGTCACCAGTCCTGGATTAAAAGTAGAAGTTTATAATGTACAGGGTCAGAATAACGCTCCAGTACTTCCAGATAATGCTGTTCCTATTCATACAACTGTTGACACTAATGGGATTAATGAGCAATGGGGTGGCGGAAATGTCGCTAATTCTAACCGTAGTGAGGATGTAATTGTTAAGTACACAGGAACTTGGACGCCTTCAGTTGATGTAACTCATGTTCTTGCTCCAGCAGATGATGGTGTAAAACTTTATCTTGATGGTCAGATTGTTATTAACGACTGGTATGATAAAGGCGGAGGAGGAAGCGTTAATCAGGTTTTTGTATCCGCTGGAACTAGCAAAGCTTTTGAGTTGTGGTACTACGAAAATGGTGGTGGTGCTGGTGTTTGGTTCTACCGTTACAACTCATCAACAGGCTGGACAATAGCACCTGGTTCTGAGTTTTCTCAATCATCTGCTAGCCCAGAACAATTAGCGGCACTGCAAGCTGCTCAGAACATTCTTGCTAGTGATACGGCGGTACTAACAACTCTCACAGCAGAAAAAACAGAGGCTGAAACAAATCTAATAAACGCTCAATCAAACCTAACATCTGCTGAAACAAACCTAATAACAGAAGAACAAAACCTCACAATAGCAAATCAAAACCTAACAATTGCTATTCAGATAGCAGATTCTCTTGCTAATACAGCAACAACAAAGGTAAATGAAGCAGTAAATTCAATGGCAAATGCAGCACAAGTTACAGTTAATTATTATGCAGAGCAACAAGCAGCAGCACAAGCCGCTGCAAATGCCGCAGCAGAGGCTGCAGCAGCCCAAGCAGCACAAGAAGAAGCAGCAGCGGAAGCTGCAGCACAAAGAGCAGCTGCACAAGCAGCAGCAGCAGAAGTAGCCGCCAAAGCAGCAGCGGAAGCTGCAGCAAAGGCAGAAGCAGACCGTGTAGCCGCAGAAGAAGCCGCTGCTAAAGCAGAGGCTGATCGTGTAGCAGCAGAAGAAGCTGCAGCAAAGGCAGAAGCTGAAGCAAAAGAACAAGCAGAAGCAAATGCAAAAGCAGAAGCAGATAGATTAGACGCAGAGGCTGAAGTGGCAGCGCAGGCAGAAGCAGATGCTAAGGCTGAAGCAGAAGCAAAGGCTCAAGAAGAAGCAAACGCTAAAGCAGAGGCGGAAGCTAAAGCTCAAGAAGCGGCAGATGCAAAAGCAAAAGCTGAAGCAAAAGCTGCAGAGTTAGAGGCGGCAAAAAAGGAAGCAGAAGAATTAAAGAAGGCAGCAGAAGAAGGAAAGCTAACTGAAGAGCAAAAGGAAGTTGTTGTAGAGAAGCTACTTGAATCAATTAAGCCTGGAGAAACAGTTTCATCTGCAGATATAAAAGCAGCAGGTGTATCATATTCTGATTTGCCACCAGCAACACCAGTAGATGTTCGTACTGATGAAAATGGAAATGCGGTTGTAATTACTGCAGCAGTTGCTGCTCAAGTAGAATTACTACAAAACCCAGGAGCTCTTGTAGAAGAGTTATTTACAAATCCAGCAGCAGCATTAGCTGCATTTGGAAGCATAGGCGCAGATATGTCAGATGAAGAGAGAGAAGAAGCAACAGACATGGTTGTTGCTACAGTTGTAGCAGCAGGTGCAGCAATTAACGCAGCAGCAGTTGCCGCAGGAGGAGCCACAGGGGGTGGCACAGGAGGCGGAGGAAGTTCTGGGGGAGGCTCATCAGGAGCAAATTCACCAGGTTCACGAGGAGGAAGAAGATGGTAAGAATAATAAAGAATATCTTAAAGGATATGGTAGACCAGGCATGGACGCTTCTCGGTATGTTTATTGCTTGGGTAGTTCTGGACGGAAGTGCAAAGACTATTGTTGGCTATGGAATCATAGCTACAACTGCTCTTTGGATTATTACAAGTCCGATCAGAAACAGAGAGGATTAAAAATGGAAAGCGTAAAAAATATTAAAAATATAATTATGAGAATAGTTGCTGTATTTGCAGCAAATGGATTAGCCGTAATCGGCGCAGGTGCAATTGCTGGAATTTCAACAGCAAAAGCAATCACAGTAGCTGGCTTAACCGCAGTAGCAGCAGTTGTAGAAAAGCTTGCTCGCGCCTTTATGGATGACGGAAAGCTTACAGTTGATGAAATTAATGCAGCATTCTCAACAGTAGATAAGTCTGCTCAAACAGTTGCTGATGTTGAAGTTGAAAATCGTAGAATTTCAGCTAAAGCAAATGCAAATAAAGCCTAAAAATGATATACTTGTATCATGAATAAATATCGCATTAAATTAGAGGTTGAGGTAGAAGTAGATGCTTTTAACCCAGAAGATGCGTCAGAGTATATTAATGATATATTCAATATAGATGATGAAATTAAAAAGATCAATATATTAAAGATATCCCAGAAATAGTTGTTGACAAAACCGCTGTTCACAATGTATAATTACATGTGTACAGTGGTTTTGTGCATAGTGGTCCATAGCTCAGGTGGTAGAGCGCCAAACTGTTAATTTGGATGTCCCAGGATCGAGACCTGGTGGACCAGCATATGCCCGAATGGTGGAATCGGTATACACGACAGACTTAAAATTTGTTGCTTCACGGCATGTCGGTTCAAGTCCGACTTCGGGTACTAGAAAAGGTAAAAGCAATTTGTTACACTTAACACAAAAGGGAGTTGAGATTTTTATTAAAAGATCTCAAACAAAAATGCAGGAGTCATTCTGGAATAACTATGACCTTGTAATCTGGAAAAAAGATAGTGGCGGCTATACTGACGTAAAAGGAATGTATAGGAAAGATGCTTGGGGTAAGGCAGAAAAGATTTCTGTCAGCCGTGAAGGAATCTGGGAATTGCCAAAAAAATATGTCAGATATTTTAGATAGTTTAGGGATAGATAAAGATAACGCAAACTGGTATGATCTAGCATTATGCCTTGGTATGGATACAAACCTTTTCTTTGATAAATATGAATCAGATATTAATGTTGCAAAAAACATTGATCAGGCATGTCTTTCTTGTCCAGTAATTAAAATTTGTTATGATGAAGGAAAATTTAATAATGATTATGGTGTTTGGGGCGGAGTATATCTTAGCTCAGGGCTTCCAGACAAATCAAGAAACGCACACAAAACAAAAGATGTTTGGAAGCAAATAAAGGAAAAGCATGTTTATTGATAAGAATAAAGATCATTTTAAAAATGGTATTAATCAGTGGACTGGTGAGCCAAATAAGCCAGTATTTTATAATAAGCAGATGGCTGCTAAGATCCGTGAATTAAGAAAGCCTGTAAACAGTCTTCAAATGGATATTGTTAAGTATCCTGATTTCTTAGCAATTAGATTGTATGAAGATAACTTTGCACAGTACGATGGATCAATTAGAATGCAGGTCATAGAGTATGTTGAAATGGTTAAGAATATACTAGAGTCCTACGGTGTTAGAGTTGAGCTTGAGGGAAAGCCAGGGGGTAGTAGGAAATGAAATTTGATATAACAACATTGCATGATAAGATAGATGTATATCATAATGCAATACCAAACTATTCGGAGTTTATGCAAAATGTTTTAGCAGTAAATCAAGATTTATGGAAGCCTTGGGGAGGCTTCGGTCATTACACAACACTTATGACTCAGTCTTACTCTGGAGACCCACATGGCTTTAATACAGAAACTCAAGAGTCAGATGAAAATAAAGCTTACGTAAGTTCAGAGTTTAGTAAAATATTTAAAGATATTACTTCCGATTATATAAAAAGAAACAGTGTAGACCTACCAAATTGGCATTCGTCTGATCCACAGCTTTGTAAGTATTTCCCAAAGAAGGTAAAGTATACTGGACTGATTTTGCCATTCCACACAGATTATCAACAAGAGCGTTCACAAATGCCAGGTATCAAGCATGGAATAACTGCAAACCTATACATTAATGATAACTATGAAGGTGGAGAAGTTATGTTCCAGGTTGAGCCAAGTGAGGATATAATCTCATACAAGGCAAAAGCAGGAGACATCATAGTCTTCCCTTCTGGAGCACCATATTACCATGGGGTTAAAAATGTTATTGATGGAGATAAGTACATAGTAAGATCATTTTGGCACTACAGATATGATGGCGACCCAGACTATCTTTTAGAGAAAGAAAAGTGGGACCCTGAAGAGTGGAAAGAGAAAGAACAATTGAGACAAAGAGTAGAAAGAAATAAATATATGAAATGGATTAAGGTAAACTAATAATGGAAAAAGTTTTATGTTACTCATGCAATAAGAGCAAGAATCAGTTATCTGCAAAGAAATCTAATCTTCTTGCCATAAACCTACTTTTATGTCAGACATGCTCAGACAATAAATTTGAACCTAGATGGGTCGTAATCATTGCTGGAAGACAGCATGGAGCAGATCATGTTAAGGAATTTATAGGCAAAAAGAAGTATATTGGTAGTGAGATTACAGCCTCTGAATTATTAATTTGACAAACATTATAGGGTATAATTAATGTACAATGAATGTTTATACTCAAGTAATAGTAACCATATTAGCATCTGCAGTTAGCGGTTTGATTGCAGCAATAATTTCTGTACGAAAAAACAAGGCGGAAAAGGCAGTCAGGGACTCAGAAAGAGCCCATGACTTACTTATAATAGAAATTAAAGATTTGCAAATAAAGTTATATAAGCTTGAGAAGGATTTAAGCGAATGGAAAGAGAAATACTTTGAGGCTTTACAAGAGCTAATTCAGGTCAAATCTGAGCTTGAGGGAACTATGCTTAAATTAACTCACATAGAATTACATGGTGAGGGCTAGCACTTCGAATTTAAAAATAGTATACTGGTAATATGACATGTATAGTAGCCATAGCCCAAAACGGCGTTGTTTATATGGGATCAGATCACGCAGCATCCGACGATAAGAGCGGATGGATACTTTCACGCAAAGAGCCTAAGTGTTTTAAGGTTGGGCAATATGCTGTAGCATTTACAGATTCTTTTCGTATGGGGCAGATTCTTCAGTACTCTTGGACTCCGCCAAAGTATACCCCAACAAAAACTAACTCAGGTCTTGATAAGTTTATGAGAACTAAGTTTATTGATTCTGTAAAGCAAGCCTTTAAGGATAATGGTTACGGAAGTATTGGGTCCTCCTCAGAAGAAGATACTGGTGGCATCTTTATAGTTGGCCTAGAGGGTCGCATCTTTACAATCGATGAAGACTTTCATGTAGGAGAAAACATTGTTAACTACATGGCAGAAGGAAGCGGCGGACAGATTGCTTTGGGAGCTCTTTATGCTACCAAGAATCAAAAGAACCCTAAGCTAAGACTTAAGGCTGCATTAGAGGCTGCATCTGAATTCAATATGGCTGTTGCTCCACCATTTACATACATTCAAGTTTAGTGTATAATTAGTATATGAAGTATACATTTGCTTTGCTATCTCTGCTATCAGCTAAAAGAATCTTTAAGCTGTGGAAAGATTTTAGATCAAAGTATGACTTCGGAATATACTATATTGATAAAGAAGAAGAGTCTGCTGATCTTAACCACACAAGAGGTCCTATAGTAGATATCAATGACTTAAAGCCAGAAAACTATGACCACGCTATGGATCTTAGAGGAACCCCCACACATCTTTGCCCTTGCGGGTGTAATATCTGGAATGTAAAGGTTATCTTTGAAGATTTTGAGGTAGCAACATATTTCTTAGATATGGAATGTGCAAATTGTGGCAGTATGGCGACGGCACCAACACTACTAGATAGAGAGAAGATGGAATGAGAAAGTCCGAAAGACTAAGACAGTTAGAACTTACAGTAGTTAGAATGGAAATGACCCTTGAACTACTTACGCTTGCCATGAACAATCTAATGGAAGCACAAGAGATGGTTATCGACAATAATGATAGTCTAGATGAGCTAACATCTAAGTTAGACTCAGGCAAATGGTACAAAAATATTAAGTAAACCCTTGACATCCTGATATTATTTAGTAGAATTAGTCTATGAATAAAAAACTAATAACTGCTCTAGTAGCACTATCACTCATTGTCCCTACAACAGCTAATGCAGCTCTCAAGAATCAGACAGCTCGACCATCAGTTGCAATCCTAGATACAGCAATCGACACTTCATTGCCTTTATTTAATGGAAAGATTATTCAAGAAGTTTGTTTGATTGAATGGACAACCTGTCCAAATGGTCAATCTTTTATGGAGGGTCCAGGGGCGGCATCTATGCCTGCAGCGCTCATTTCTAAAAATGGGTTTGATCACGGAACTCAAATGGTATCAACATTTATTACTAATAACCCTGATGTAGATATTGTATTTGTTAAGGTTATTGGCAACACTGCAACAGGTGTACGACAGAATGCTGGAGAAGCATCTGTTTACAACGCATTGCGATGGGTGAAACAAAACGCATCTAAGTATAATATTCAAGCAGTAACAATGTCACAAGGACACCATAACCTGGGTCCAGCAGGAACAGACTACTGTCCAAAGACACCAATCACAGAACAGTCTATTAAAGACCTTGCCGATATTGGCATTCCAGTATTCTTTCCAGTCGGTAACGGTGGAGACTACAAGCGTATCGATTGGCCAGCGTGTCTAGATGTTTCAGTGTCTGTTGGTGCTGTAGACAGGTCTCCATTTATTGCGGGTAATACAAACTATGATGATGCAAAGGTTGATATGTTTGCAACTGGATATGTTACTGTTCCGTCAGTAGGCAATGTTGTCAAGAATATTGCAGGATCATCTGCTGCAACACAAGTTGCTGCTGCTAAGTGGCTTGAGATTAAATCAAAAAAGCCTTCTGCAAGCATGAATGATATTCTTAATGCTTTCAAAGCAACATTAGTTAATGTTACTGGAAAACCAGGGACATTTAAGAAGCTAATTGATGTGAATGCAGCGCTATCATATCAGCCTTCATCTGTTGTAGATAACACTGCAAAGATTTTAGCAGAAAAAGAAGCAGCAAAAGCTGCTCTTAAAGCGCAAGTTGATGCAGCAATCGCAGCAGCGGAAGCTCAGTATCAAATTGAATTAAAAGCTGCACAAGATAAGCTTGCTGCAACAAAGTCTACATGGTTGGCAAAATTAAATGGGTAATCAGCAAACAGTAATGGAAGAAATTATTGGAGAGGTGGCAGAAGATCTTTATACAAAGTGGTCTTCTGCATTACCTGAAGATGAAAGAAATCAGCAGGCATTCAGCGCTATGTCAAAGAACGCACACGAGACTACATTATTTGTTATTCAAACATTTATGAATAAGTTTAATGCAGCAGCGGAGGAGTTAAAGGGAGAATGATAGTAACAGATCAATCCTTCAAATCAACATTAGAAGCACACGATTTAGTTCTGATTGATTTCTGGGCTCCTTGGTGTGGACCATGCAAAAAGGTCTCTCCTATCTTAGATGAGATATCTGAAGAGCGTGGATTATGGGTTGGAAAGTTAAATGTTGATGAGAATCCAGTAAAGTCAGCAGAATACTCTGTTACTTCTATCCCATATATGGTACTATTTAAGTCTGGTCAACCAGTAAAAACTATTACTGGTGCAAAACCTAAGCATGTAATGCTAAAGGAGCTGTCCGAATGGATCTAGAAGATTCAGATTTTTTAGAGTTTGAAATATGGCTCAAGAACGGTTATGACAGAGGTTGGGTTTCAGATGTATTTTGTAATACACATGATGGACCACCTATGACAGAAGAGGAAATGCAAGAATGGGATGAAGGCGGAGATCCGTGTTCTTTCCAAGTAAGAGTAAATCACTTAAACTAAATTTCTGTGCTATTTAAAGTACAGAGGAAATAAGGAGAATAAATTAAATGAAGTCATTTAAGAAACTATCGATTGTTACTGCTGCAGCTCTAGCAATCATCAGCGTTTCTGTAGCACCTGTTTCGGCAGCACCACTAGCCGTTACGGTAGCAACAGTAAATAACGCTACAACATCTGCAGCGCCTGCAACAGTTGCAGTGCCATCAGCAAACCAGATCACGTCTGGAACTTCTGTAGCACTAGCAGCAACTGCAGACACAGCAACAGTTGTGTCATTTGTTGCATCAGATACAATTAAGCTTGTAACTGCTTTGCACACAACAGATGCACCTAAGACAATTACGTCAGGTGTATCAACACTATCTGTTACATCAGCAGGTACAGCAATTACAGTTTACGCATACACAACAAGTGTAAAGGTCGGAACTGTAACAATCACAAACGGCGGATATTCAACAGTCGTATACATCAAGGGAACAGCAGGAGCAGCATCAAATGTTGCAGTTGCAGTCCCAGCAGCATCAGCAGTTGGAACAATCCCAACAGTAACTGTATCTGCTACAGATGTATTCGGTAATCCAATTCTTACAGGCGAAACAATTACCGCTACAGTACTTGGATCAACATTTTCAGATGGAACAATTACAAAGACATTGGTAACATCAACAACTGCAGAAGCAACTGCAGACACAACCCTAGTTGCTGGCTCAAAGACTGCATCACTTGCAGTTGGCGTTGCAGGCACAGTAACAGTTGTTGTTACAGGTGCGACATCAGCAGCAACAGTCGCTGGACTTGCAGCCCCAACAAAGGCAGCACAGGCAGCATTTAGCGTATCTGATCTTAATGGAACAGTTGCAACACTAACTGCACAGCTTGCAGCAGAGAAGGCTGGTCGTGCACTAGATGCACAGGCAGCAGCAAATGTTCTTGCAGCAGAAAAAGCTGGACGTGCAGCAGATAAGGTTGCAGCAGATAAGGCTCTTGCAGATGCAAAGGCAGCATCGGACCTTGCTATTGCGACATCATCAGCAAAGTACAAGGCAGAATACAACGCCCTTGCAACTAAGTGGAACAAGAAATTCCCTAAGTTGAAGATTGCATTAAAGAAGTAATCAGGATGGCTGGGGAGAAATCCCCAGCCGTTTTACTATGTATACAATAGATCAAATAAAAATAATCTTGCAGGATTGCAAAGAAAACAATAGGCCCTATTTATTTAAATCAATTTGCACAGAAACTCCTTCATGGAACAACTTTATTAATCATGTCAACGATCAGTACTGGAATAAAAGAATTGCTGTTGTTCCAAGCAATCCATACAGAGAAAGATTCATTAGAGGTGTGCTATTCAAAAGCCCTCTTTATTTAAATGTAGTAGAGCCAAAGGCAGAGTGGTACCCACAGATTGATAATTTCTTTTCTATATTTAACTCTGCAATACCATATAGAGGTATTGCTGTATCTGCATATATAAACTTTGCAAAAGAAGATCCATCTGACCCACATTTTGATGAGACAGATAACTTTTATTGGCAATGCATAGGTAATACTAAATGGAAATTTTATACATCTGAGAAAAGATCATTTGATGGATCTAATATTAATGATAAATCGGGCGGGTACGTAGAATTTGATGTATCAGAGGGTGATGTTGTTTATATCCCTAGGGGAATGATACATGATGTACATACAAATGGTCCAAGAGCAGCAATACAGTTTAAATATAACATCCCAGAGATAGACTTCTCTTTCAATTAAAAGAATGGTAGAATAGGTATATGGAATCAACAAAAAGAAGTATCCTTAAGACATTAAGCTGGCCACTAGTTCATTTTACTTTTGTGGCTGGAATTATATACTTTACTTTAAAGTATTTTACTGGAGAAGCAGAGTGGGAGTATGTCGGATTATACGGTATTTCATACGTTTCTTTAGAAATGATTTTTTATTTTACTCACGAAAGAATGTGGGCTAAGTTTGGACGTAAGGTTAAATAGTGAGCAATAAGTGTGAAGTAGATAACTGCCCAAATAAGGCAACTCATCTAACATCCAGCGAGTCTAAATATATTGAAATTTGCAACGATCATTGGAACGAAAAGTATAAGCTATGAATGAGATGGAGCAACAGAGAAAGATTGCTGTTGAACAAAATCTAAAGCATCTTGCAGAAGTTGAAGCAAATAACCCCATAGCTGGACCATGGAAATCTGCAATATTTATTTGTCCAGACTGCTTAACAGAGGTCACAATAAGGACTAGATTGCCTTTTGATCACCCATTCAGAATAGCTTGCCCCTGTAAATATTCAGGTATGCATAAGGCTACCCCATGGCAACAAGAAGAGTTTTAATCAACTAAATGCTATAATAAAGGGATAGATAGATTTCTAGACCTATCTAAATAACAGACCTATAGGAGAAACAAAATGACAGACGGAAATAACTTGACAGGTTTCAATGAGACCAAGCCAGGAGCAACAAATTCAATTAACGCACATTACTCAGACAACCCAGGATCAGCATTCGCTGCAACTGATAAGTCAACTCAGGATGGCGCTGGCGTAGGAAATAACGGTAAGTAATCGATGTGCATAATGTGTGGTTGTGGTGAAGCTGGTAATTCTGGTGATATTAAGTCCCCAGACTCACCTATGCTAATCATCGGAAACATGTTTGGCGGGGACATAGATAGACTTGATGGAATTGGAATGGATGACAGAGACTCTGAATCTACTTATAACCCAAGTGGGGAAGTAGAAGACGACAATGACTAATTCATTTCAAAAGGATGATGGTACAGGAATGACCCCACCTGCAGGTGCAGGTGCCCCAGCAGGTGCCGTAACAAGCACAAGCACTCCAAAGAAGTACCCAAGGCAAGGCCTTAAGATAGACAGAAACAAGCACGGTATTAGAAGAGAAACAAGTTTGGTTCCAAAGCCACCGAAGAAATCAGGCAGAAAGAAAGTTTAACTTGTGTAAACAGTGTGGCAATTGCTCTAAAGAACATCAACCAACAATGGATGATGGTGTAGACACAGTATTGGATAGCGTAGTAATATGAAATTCTTATTTGTTTGTGCGGTAGACAATGCCAACTAAATACCCAGTCGGTTGTCAGTGTGGCAGGTCTTTATCATATCCAGTATGTGATGGATCACATGGAAGACCTGCCCCTGAACCAATTGCAACAGAGCAAAGTTCAGACCCAGACCCTAAAGCAAGCGGTTCCTGGAAGAGATGACAATACATCTTGAAGCATATTGTATTATTTGCAAGAAAAATGTAAAAGGTAATCTTAAAGAATTAATAGTAAAAGAATCTGGTAAATGGTTGCATGTAGGCGAATGTCCTGAATGCTTTTATGAAATTAAAAGGATAGTCTAATTAGGTATTTATTTTATAAGATCAAGTGTTACTTTAAAGGTCACGATTTAGATTTTGCAGGACAATGTCCTTATACTGGCTCTACGTATGATTACTGTAAAGATTGCGGTACAATGATCCCCAGAGATTTAGCAATTTAATACGATATAATAGTATTATTATGAGAAAGCTACTTAATAACGTTTATACCTTTTTACCCAAGATGTATCAGGGTGCAGAGGTACAAGAGTTTGAAGAAGCTGTTAATTTAACTATACATACAAAAGCACCAGGGAAGTGGTTATTGATAGACCTAGAAACTGGACAAGAGTATATAGGCCTTGACGTTCCAACACAATGGGGCAGATGGCGAAGGATAAAAGATAGATATGACAATTGATGTTAATAAGCCAAGTAGCGATAAGTGTCACTACTGCAACGAAGTAGGAACCTATTGGGATCAAGTAGGAGCAACAATAATAACCGTATGCAAGAAGCATATGAATAATTATTATGTAAGCTAACCATGTGCTTTATCTGCCACTACAGAGGCAATATGTATCTTTATATGAATGCATATAATGATCTGTTTATGCTGTGTGATGAATGTATGTCTGTGGCAGATGATATTAAAGAGTATAACGTTAACTTAGTTCAAATGTTTGAAGATTGGGCTATTAAGCAATCTTTAGATGATAGTGGTGAATAAGACCCGAAAGTGAAAAAGTGCGGCGGTAGAGGGTATTGACGGTACCCGTCCCATATAGTATACTAAAGCAATGAAAGAGCCTAAAATTATGAAGATGGACTGGCGTTCATTAGGATATTGGCCTGTATATACAGATGGAAAACTTACATGGGAAAAGGATCCAAATGAGCCAATACAGAATTAATATTCGTAACTCTCGTAATTATAGTGGTTATTTCTGGGATGTAGAAAATTACCGTCAGCCAAATAAAAAGAAAGATGGTTATTGGTCAAGCGTTGATGGTGGATACGCATTTACTTATTGGGGTGCAAAACTAGCATCCAAAAGAGCAGCAAGAAGATACATATCATTTCAACCATTTGAGAAAATTGAGGATTTAAAATGATACATGATAAATATTATATATATAAAACAATTAAGGCTCTTAACTGGGTATTGGAAGGTTAAATGAACGAACAACAGTTTGATGATGAATTTAATGTAGAGATATTAACGCAATCTATTGTAGATAAAGCCAAGGCAGAAGTCAAGGCTCGTTACGGCAACAAGAAAAGGCATAGACAATGATTAAACCTATTGGGGCAATGCTCCTTATCAAGAAGATTGAAACTGGAGAAAAGACTACTTCTACGGGATTAGTCTTATCTGCTGCATTTGCAGACCAAGGGCCAAGTAGAGCTACTGTTATCGCTGTAGGTGAGGGCGAATACAACTACAAGGGCGATCTAATCCCTATTGGCGGTATTAATGTCGGCGACGTAATCTTTTACCCAGAGCATGCAGGAACTGAAATTGAAGATGATGACAACACAAAGTATTTATTGCTTAACTCTAAAAATGTATTAGCGACTAAAGGCTAATATGTTAATTGATTTAGTAGAAAGATATCTTATGAGACCAAAAAGACTTCGTGAAGCTATTCAAGCGGTAGTCCATGCAGATGATGAATTACTGCGTCGCCTTGCAGAGCATGAAGCAGAAGGTCCAACCAATTTAACGTGGGCGGAAGGCGATGTATGGTATGGATGGACATATAATAAATCGAAGAAACGTTTTTATTTTGATGATATTGGAAATAAGTCCCTTATGGGTCTATGGGAAGATCAGTGGGCTTGGGAAGCGGAACTTAAGCAGTCATAGTGTATAATAGTATTCTAAGGCGTTTCAGTGCCTTAACTTACTAGAAAGAAATAGCATGTCAAACAGATTAGCTTGCGATAATTGCTCCATCCAGACAAATAAAGAGGCTTGGGCAAAGTACCCAGATATGCTAGATTTATGTAAGATGTGTAAGTCATTTCAAGATGCAATTAATCATACAATAGAAGAGCACCAGAAGGTGCTAGATATGGCAGCCAAACTAGGCAAGAAAGCGAATAAGCTAAAATGATGTGGTCTTATGTGTTGGCAGCCATTGGCGTAACTGGAACATTTTTTGTAGGGCGTAGAGTCATATGGGCTTGGCTTTTATTGCTTGTAAACGAATGCCTATGGACTGTATACGCTATAACAACAGAGCAGTACGGATTTATATTTGCAGCAGTTGCATATGGAATAGTATATATTAGATCTTATATACACTGGTCTAAAGAACCTATCAACAAATTACATATATAGGTCGCAATTAGTGAAATCGGCGGCGGTAGAGAGAGTTTAGTCAACTACGTTGACAGATATGGAGAATAGAATGCAA